TTTCTGTCAGCATCATTCTTATCTTCTTCTTTTTCTTCTTGGTCTTCCTTATGCTTTCTTTCAGTTTCTTCTTCTGTATTAGAAGCACCAGAACCTATTAATGGAATTATATCTGAAACGTGGGTATCTATATTCAATAAGATTGATTCTATATTAGCAAGTATATTATTTTTTGATACAACATCTTCTTGTTCTTTATTCATATCGAGTATATTATTTTTTGATACAACATCTTCCCGGATTTTATTATCCATATCAATAAATAACTTACTAATAGAATTTCTTTGAGTGTTGATTAACGCTGTTGATGCTTTAATGTTTTCTGTAATGCCAGTAAACATCTTACCTATTTCAATAGATAATGTTGGTCTAGCTTCAATCTGATTATCTACTTTAGCTAACTGATTATTTACTTTAGCTAATGTATTATCCGCTGTAGCTAACTGCTTATCTATTTTAGCTAGAGAATTTTCTTTTTTTAATCTTCTAACTACATCAACAATTTGTATATCGTTCTTTGCCATTTCTTTACTCTCTTAATGTATTTGATGCCATGCTTACATATACATCGTATTCCCACGGAATAAGATTTTCAACTTCAAACATCGAATAGTTAAATTTATTTTTTAATATAAACATCACCTGATATATGTTCGCCAAAGAATCATGGCAAAGACTTATATAAAAAAATCTTCTACGCCTGCTAACTCAAACTTATCTTTATGTGAACATGTTTCTTTAGAGCATTCCCATTCCTTTAGACATGTTACTTTCGGTTGTGTTAGAAAGAAGTCTAAGATTTTTGAATACTGGTCATTGGTTAATGAATCAATAAAGTCATCCAATTCATCTCTATTAGTATCATCAATTTCTGTTACACTATTATCTTCCCATATAGATTCTGTACATGATTTTATTAATATCAAATCACGTTCTATTTTAGTTAGTTCATCTTGTTCTGTTATAGACATACTCAATGATGGATACTTCATCGTTATACCTACAGTACCAGTCAAGTTAATATTCTTCTTATGTTCTTTATTGTGTACAACATTAATATTGTTATTAATATTAATTTGCACGTTATTTTTTGTTTTACATTCAGGACATTTTAAAGTAAGGTCAATAACTTCACCAACCGACTTAGCTCTAATTTGCATTAACAAAAATTCTAAATCAAATGTTGGTATCAAGTTTGCATTAAAATCAGTAGGCACTTCAACACAATTTTGTATAGTTGATTTTATTGCTTCTATTATATCTTCTCTATCTTGTCCCTCTGCCGCCATTAATAATAGTTTCTGTTCGCCCATTACATAAGGTCTATATTTAACTTCTACTCCTGATGGTAATGTTGTATTAAAGTATGGCACTTTCAATTTAGGTAAACTCATTATAATCCTTTCAATTAATTATATAATATTACCAAGAATATTTTTAACTTTCGCTTGTATGTTAGATGTATTCATTACGTTAGGTACATTGCTACTATAGTTATTCCACGTATTATTTAATTTATTTATCCCGCTTATAGCATCTTGTATATTTATGCCACTAAAATTAGGAAGTTTCAATGCGGCTGATGATATATAATTTTGTGTCTTAACATCAACCCATCTATAATATGCAAAGGTAACTTCTAGCTTGTGTATTTCGCTGGAGGCCGCGGCATCTAAAGTCATTGCTTGTACTGAAATTGGATATGCTTCTTGTAGTTCAACTTCATAAACAGATTGTAAATTTCTATCTAGCTGTTGTATTCTAATAGTAGATATATATTCATCATAGAAATTTAGTTCATGTGTTTCGGTATCCATTATTAGGTTCTGCCATGTATCAAAGAATATCTTCTCTTGCATATCCTGACTTACTAAAAATGATAGTGTAATATCTTCATATGATTTTGCATATGGTATTTTAGTAAATGGTCCTTTGATTTTTCTATCACTAGTTAAAAATGATTTACCCGGAAAGCTAGATGCTATACATGATAGCGATACATATCTTGAATTATTTAAAAATGAGAAATTAGTTCTACCCGCGGCAGGTGGTAATATCAATGTTTTAAATTTACTAGGTGATGCAAGCCCAGACGATTTCAATTTTGCTGTCATTACATCTATGGATGAATTGGAGTTTGACAACCCTGGTATTTTCGAGCTTATATTTCCAAGTGATTTAAATATATTAGCCATTTACAGTATCCTTTTCTTTGATTGTTTCCAAACACTTTCTTTTATATCACCCACAAATCGTTCTACAGGTAAGTATATTGAGTATGCCCATTCTGATGGTGGTACTTTTATTATTCGTGATTTTATATTTCTAAAATAATATCTCTTAACACATGGTCGCATATATCTAAATTTCGCCGCTGATTTTAATAATTTATATGTAGCCATCATTTTTGTTGTATGATTGTACTTTGTATTATTAACCAAATCTAACATATTCTTCAATAAATATTCTCGCATTTGTATTGGTATATAATGAAGATTCAAACCCATAAAACCAAATTCATCGTAATCTAAAATTATAGTTAATGGGAACACATCATAATGGGGTAGTCTGTCTTTTGTTTCTGCATTATATAAATACATGAACATACTACCAACTTCCATTTTATTAACCACGTTAGTATAATCATTGAGTATGTCTTTCTTGATTCTGATGTTTGTTAGTGTTCGTACATTATCTCTGAACCATTTTCGTGATTTAGCGGAACTTAACTGTTGTTTTGGAGTTGGTTTCTTTTTAGCCATATATGTATTTAGTTCTTACCTTTTTTACCAAAAATATCATATTCTGTTAATATCTTGAATTCCCACCCCTGCTTTTCGCAATAAGCTCTAGCCGCTATCCACTTAGCTTCGTTTATACCCCATGTTTGAACCTCTCGTAAGAAGCGTTTGGTTATTCGTTTCTTTCTTTTAGGTGGGGAACATTGAGGTAGAGGTTTAACTTCAATTAAATATTTCTTTATTTCACTAGATTTTGTTAACACCTCGGCATAGAAATCTACAAAATATCTATGGCGTTTACCGTCTATAGGAGATGTATATGGAATAACTATTTCTTCACTACTCCAATTAAGAACGTTTGGTGTTAAGTCTAAATATCTACAGACTTTACGTTCCCATAAAGAACGCCAGACAATTTTTTTTAAATCACCAAGATACTTTTTCTTGTTGATTACTTTATATTTTCCAGAATAAGCCAAATTAAAATAGTCTCCTTCACATGTATTTATATAAATACATGTGAAAGAAATATTTATTTTTAGGAATACTACAAATGCCAATATATGACGTGTTATCTTCTATCACTTTTGATGACGTAAATGCGGGTCCTATTTCTGTTGACCCAGCAGGGCCTATTGCCAAAGTTGGTACTAGAGACCATTGGGGTATAAGCGATAGAGAGAAGTTAAATGCTAATCGATATGATTTTGCATCTAGGCAATATCCAGAAAATGTTGATGGTGATAATGGTATGGGACATTATATAATCTTCAATATTAATATATCAAGAGATTCATATTTCAAGAAAGATTTTAAAGTTCTTGAAGGGGTAAAATCTTCTACGGAAGCTGGCGGATTTGGATTTCCAACATTCACAGAAGAACAAGCTAAGATAGCTGGTGAAAATGTAGCGGCAGGTATAGCTAAAATTACAACGTATATTAATGAAGGTCCGTTTGCATTTGCAAATAAGTTAATTAAATCTGGAAGTAAACTACTACAAAAAAAGACCAAAGAAGCATTAACAACTTATGCAAAATATAATATCACAAACACCACAAAAAGAATAACAGAAGCTATTGTATTATATATGCCTGAGACTTTAGAAACAAAATATTCTGCGAAATGGTCAGAAAAACCATTAGAGAGTAAACTACTAGATGCGGTAGCGGCTATTAAGAAGGGTGTATCGGGTGAAGTAAATGAAGTTGGTCTTTCTGAAACTATAAACTCAGATTTTGGGCTTGGTACTATTGATACTGGACTTGCCATTGCTGATGCCTTTAGTGCTCCAGGATATAAACTAAATAGTAAAGATATATTAAATTTATCACAAAGAAAAGCCAGAAATCCTCGAAAGGAATTTATGTTTGATGGTATCGACCAACGGTCATTTTCATTTACATTTACATTTCTTCCAAAAAATTCTCACGAGGTTGATTTGGTTGACAACATAATACACTCATTTAAATTTCACAGTGCTCCAGAAATTAAAGGTAATGACAAGAGTGGTGCTTACTATTTATATCCATCTACATTTGATATTATGTTTGTCGCTAATCAACAAGAGAATAAACGAATCAATAAAATAGCAACCTGTGTGTTGGAAGGTATTGATGTTGTATATTCTGATGATAGTGGTACTTGGACTACATTCAAAAATGATGCAAAGGGTGCTATGCCAACTTCAACTAAACTAACATTAACATTTATGGAAACAGAACAGATTACAAAAGAACGTATTCAGGAGGGCTTCTAATGTCTGGATATTTTTCAAAATTTCCACAAACAGGTTGGAGTGCTGACACAGATAACAACTACAAACAAGTTACTAATATCTTACGCAGTTTTGTTATGAAAGAAAGTATCAAAAATAATGAGCTACTATATTTTGAATACTATATGAATGATGGTGAAACGCCAGAAATTATAGCTGATAAGCTATATGGTTCTTCTGAGTATCATTGGGTTGTTATGATAATGAATGACATTGTAAATCCATTTTATGATTTTGTTATGAATGACAGCAAGCTTGAAAATTATATTGATGATAAGTATCCAGGAACTGCATTATATATAACTAGAAGTAGTGCTACTCAATTTGTTGTGGATGAAACTGTCACAGTTTCTGGCACGGACACAACTGTAAACGCATGGTGCTCTACGATGGAGCGATTGGTTATACCGGCTGACTACCCAGAGTTCTCAGAGGGTTCAATCGTTACAGCTCAATCTGGTGCGTCTGGGACGATTACAAGACGTGATGAGTATTATAAGTACTCTTTACATCATGTAGAAATAGATGGTGTTGTTAAATCGCTTATACCAAATATTGATGACCCAGAAGATACAACAGATTATCTGGCTGAATATATGGGTGGTGGTAGTGAATCCAAATTTAAAAATAATAAAGATTATGAAGTTGTAAAGAATGAAGGTAAGAGAAAGATTAAACTTCTCAAATCAAAATATCTTGGAACCGTGTTAGAACAATTTGAAGGACTCTTAATATAATGGCCAACGGATTACAAAGACCAGGAGATGTTGAAGTTATCTCAGTTATCCTTATTAACAATACAGGTAACTCAATTGATTTATATAATCAAATGCAAAGCATTTCTATATATGAAAGTATCTTTGCAAGTACAATGAGTGGTGATATATTAATTGCAGATGCATTAAACTTACTTGAAAATTATAATGTTGTAGGTCAAGAAAAAATAGTTATAAAGTTTAGAACACCCGGTAAAGAAAATATTAGAACCAATGAATTCAATATTTATAAAATATCAAAACGTGCTATGATTAAAGAACGTGTTCAGACTTACATGCTTCATTTTACATCAGAAGAAACTATATTATCTTTAAGACAAAAAATAAGTAAAGCATATTCAGGTAAGCTATCTGATATGGTCAATCAGATATATCTTAACACTCTTGATACAGGCACCAAGATTTGTTATATAGAGCCAACTAAATATGAATATAATTATATCATCCCTTATTGGGAACCTATACAAGCTATAAATTGGTTGGCAGGTTTATCAGTAAGTGAAAATAATTATAACAACTATCTTTTTTATGAAACAATGAATAGTTTTTACTTCATGCCGATTAGTACTTTGTTTGAGGCTGAGGTTGTACAAGAATTTGTATACTCTCCACCCAAAACACCAGGAAAGAATATGGATGAACAATTTAGGTCTGTCAAGGCATTCAGTATTGATAATAGTTTTAATACTATATCTAATATTGAAAAGGGTATGTATGCTTCTAACAAACGAGTTCTTGATGTAGTCAATAAAACATATACAGATAATAATTATAATTATGAAGATGATTTTGTAGAAGCTAAGCATTTACTACCAAACAGATTTACAAGTTTGACTGGTGATTTTTTAAATAGAAAATATACTAATGATTACTTTTCTTCGTATAGCTATACAGCTTCTCAAGATTTGCATGATGTTAAAGATGGCTTAGAGCGTATGTCATCATTATTACAGTTAAGAAATATATCTATATTAATTGATATATATGGTGATTCAGATTTAGAGTGTGGACATATTGTAAACTTCCATATACCATCTGCAATACCCACGTATGGTGAAAAGGAAATGGACAGATACTTATCTGGTAAATTTATTATAACATCTATACGACACAACATAACTAAGAATAGTTATGATATGATATTAGAAATATCTAAAGACGGTCTTGAAAATAAATTACCCGATTATGCCGAATATAATATTTAAGGATAAGCAATGATAGAATTTATAGAGTTTGAAACCGAACCAAAATACTTAGAAGAAAAACTTTTACTTATTAATAACAGTGCTGACTATGGTCAAGCGGTGTTTGTTGCCGGTGGTACAGCTTCTGGTAAAGGGTTTGCAATTAAAAATTTCATGGAGTCTATTAAGTTTAAGATTCGTGATGTTGATGAATGGAAGAAAGCATTCATTAAGCTTGCAAAGCTCAAGAACAAATGGCCTGAGTTGCAGAATTTAGATTTAAGAAGTCCTAAAGATGTATTCTTTCTTCATAACTTCTTAACAGATAAAAAAATAAAAGAAAAGACGTTAGATTTATTGTTCACTGATATTAATAGAGAGCAACTACCAAACTTACTATTCGATGTTACGCTTGCGGATATGAAGAAATTAAAACCAAACTTCGAGGACTTAGAACGAGTTGGATATAAACCACGAAACATTCATATTGTTTGGGTGCTTCAACGTTATACAATAGCAGTTCATCAGAATAAGAATAGGTCAAGAGTTGTACCACATGATATACTTTTAAATACACATGAGGGTGCCGCTAATACAATGCATGATATGATTACAAAGAATAATCTACCTAAGGGAATGGACGGTGGAGTATATGTTATCTTAAATAATCCCAAGAATACTATTTTCTTTAGAGATAAAGAGGGTAAGGCAATCAAGAATAGTAAAGGTGATAAGATAATTAAGGACTTCAAATATATCACTGTAAAGAAACCAGGAAAGTCAATGAGAAAAGATGCTATCTTAACTGACTTACAGCAATGGATAACAGACAATGTACCTAAGACTGAATTAACAAAACATATGTGGCCTGATAAGGATAAAAAATAATGAGAGAACTTGGTTCTTCAAAATTTATGGGCATGGGAATGATTTGGGCATTCGGTGTCGTTGAAGATATTAATGACCCATTGAAATTGGGTCGTGTACGTGTACGTGTGCATGGTTGGCATACCAATAACAAACAAGATATACCTACAACATCTTTACCTTGGGCTATGATGATGCAACCTACAACATCAGCGGCTGTAAGTGGAATAGGAACTTCGCCTACTGCTATTGTAAATGGAACGTGGTGTGTTTTATTCTTTAGTGATGGAGTAGATGGTCAAGACCCAATTGTTATGGGAACGCTTCCAGGAATTCCAGAAAGTCTCCCTGATATAAGTATTGGGTTTAATGACCCTGATGGTGTATATCCAGATGCAACGGGTGAAGCTGATACAAATAGACTAGCACGTAATGAGAACATCGAGCAAACTATAGTACAAACAAAGACTGACAATATAGATAGTACAATAGGTATAGCAAACTCAGAAGCTAAATGGGCAGAACCAATAACACCTTATAATGCAACATATCCTGACAATCAAGTTAGAGCTAGTAAGTCTGGACATGTAGTTGAGTATGATGATTCTACTAATGCAGAACGTATACATCATTATCATAGAAGTGGTACGTTTGAAGAAATACATCCAAACGGAAGCAAAGTAGAAAAGATAGTAAAAGATAAATATATAATTATAGCAGGTAATGAAAATGTTTATATCAAAGGTAATGTAAATGTCAAGATAGATGGTAACGCTAATGTATATGTATTTGGTAATGTAGAAGAACAGGTAAACGGAAATATAAATCAGGTTGTTACAGGTAATGTAACAAGAACAATCACAGGCAATTTGACTGAAATAGTTACAGGTGAAATAGTACAAACAGGTGCTAAGAGTATAACACACACGGCTGTAGAAAGTGTTGATGTTACTGCTGGTGATGCTTTAACAAATACGGCCGGTGGTATTTTAACAAACGCCGCCACTGGTAATAATATTTCTACTGGTGCTCAAATACACCACAACTAACTAGGAGATTTAATAGGGTGTCGATTTTTTATATAGATGATAATGCCTCAGGAGCAAACACTGGAGCAAATCCAACCGATGCATGGCAAACTTTTGCCGATGTGGATTGGGGGGTCGGTGTTAATGAAGTAGGAGCTGGAGATATTCTTACTATCATCGGTACATATTCTTGTGTAAGTACTGGTGACTATTTATGGATTGGTGCTTCTGGTACTCTTGGGAATCCACTTACTATAACCGGTTCTGATTCAGCATTAATAGATTGTGATGGGACCGCGGCATATGGCATACGAACTAACGTAACTAGAAATTATATCTCAATATCTAACCTAGATATAAAAGATACTATATCTCAATATGGAATTCATTTTAGTGCAGGCGGCGACACTCTTAATATTGAATCACTTAATATTACAGGATGTGCAGAAAGAGGTATCAATACAGCCGGTGTATCTAATATGACGCTCAGAAATACAACATGCAATAACAATAGATATGGTATGTTTGTAAGCAGTACCAAAGCAATATCTTCAAACCTGAGTCTTATTGATTGTACTATGCATAATAATGAAGTTACAGGATTGAGGGTAGAGGGTAATGAAGATGGAACAGATGATTTTAGAAATCTAGTCGTGAGTGGTGGTTCATATAGTGACAATACTTCTAATGGAATTGAATTTCGCATAATAGAAAATATAACAATAGATGGAGCTACCATAAATCGAAATAATATAGGAGTTTATACAGGTAATGTTCCTACTGCTGATGATGGTAAGTTTGATAATGCAAATATAGTAGTTACAAATTGTGATTTTTCGTATAATAGTATTAGAGCAATGTGGGCTTTCGGAAACGGACAGTCATATACTCATAATACTTATACAAATAATGGTTGGGGCGGAATAGTATCTATTGTTTATTGTGGTGGTAGTGAAAGTGATTGTACAATTGCATATAATGAATTTATAGGAAGTGGTCCAGACGATGGTTCGGGAGACCAGCTATCAAATCTCACGATAAATAATGGACCTCATGCATCCGATTCGTCAAGAAAGGTGTATGTATATGGTAATGTTATAACAGGTGGACTGTTTGGAATTCTTCTAGGTAATGATTATGATGATGCAGAAGAATATATTGTACATAATAATATAATAAAAGAATGTTCGTATAATATTGCTTTTAGAACATTAGGAGAATCTCATTCAGCCAAAGTGTATTATAATACATTACTAGATGCAAAGTCATCTGGTTTATATCTAAATTCAAACGTTTCTGCTATTGCTTCATCGAATATTGACTTTAAAAATAATATACTTAAAGGTGGATTTTATGGAATCTTCCTACAAAATGCATCCGTTCAAAATATAGTTAGTGATTATAATTGTTTCTTTAATTTAGATGGTGATTTAGAAAATAGGGCAGATACAACTTTAGGTGAGGCTGAAAGTCACTCTTTATCTGAGTGGCAAGCATTAACAGGTAGTGATGTTAATTCGTTTAGAGGTGACCCATTATTTATTGATGAAGAAAATGATAATTATAATTTAGAATATATATCTCCGTGTAGAAATGCAGGAACTATTACAGATATAAATATAGATATAAATGGTAATCTTAGAGGTGAAACTCCTGATATGGGTTCTTCTATATGGGTTGAATCTGTTTCAACTACACCAAACAAATCAGTTGCTAGATTAGGTGATTTAGGAGATGGTGCTGATGGTTATACGTTGCGACCAAATGATTCAGGTTCTCCTAATGTTTTTATAAATGGAATACCAGTACATCGTGTTGGTGACCATTGGCCATTACATAGTAATGGTGTTTCATCTCACGAAAGTATATTAGTGCAAGGCTCGAATACAGTCTTTGCAAACAGAAAACCAATAGGACGAGTTGGTGACTTACAATCTTGTGGTGCAAAAGTAGCACAAGGAAGTCCCAACGTATTTTCAGGATAAGACATGGCTAAATATAAAGATTTCAATTTAAGTTTCACAGCACACCCAGTAACAGGTGATATAGCAATGCTTGAAGATGAAGCTGTTGTTGCGGCCGCTGTACGTAATTTAGTAATGACGGCGCATTATGAAAAACCATTCCATCCAGAGATTGGTTGTTCTATGAAAAAATTATTGTTTGAATTCATTTCTCCTATAACAGCTATTCATATAAAAAACTTGATTGCAGATACTATAAATAACTTTGAGCAAAGAGCTAAATTATATAGGTTAGATGTTTCACCTGATTATGTGAATCAAGGATATGATGTACAGATATGGTTTTATATTTTAGATAGAACAGATATAGTAAAGATTAACCTACCATTAAGAAGATTAAGGTAACACATGGCAACACAAAAATTAAATATAGCTGAATTAGACTTTGATGAAATTAAAGCATCGTTTATAGCATACTTACAATCTCAAGCAGAGTTCGCTGGGTATGAATGGGAAGGTCAATCATTAAACATATTAATGGACTTGCTTGCCTTTAATACTCACTACGGGGCATACTATACAAATATGGTTGCCAATGAATCACACCTTGATTCTGCTATTACACGAAACGCTGTTGTATCAGAAGCTAAGAAACTTGGTTATACTCCACGGTCATATCTTGCGCCTACTGCAACAGTTGATTTAGTTATTACGCCTGATGTAGTTAGTGCTTCTAATTTTGTATTATCTAAGTATTGGGTATTTACCGCCATCAAAAATAGTATAACCTATAATTTTTATACAACGGATGCAGTTAGTGTTGCTATACTTGATGATGTATATACGTTTACTGACTTAGAAATAAAAGAAGGACAAATAGCATCTACTGTTTATGAAGTTAATAGTGTAGATGAATCACAACGTTTTATTATACCAAACATAAAGGTTGATACTAGTACATTAATAGTTAAAATACAAACATCATCTACAGATACAGAAACATTTACATACACACTTGCGAATTCTATATTAGAAATTGATGGTGATTCTAAAGTATATTTCTTACAAGAAAAATCTGATAATGAATTTGAAGTATATTTTGGTGATGGTATTACAGGTAAAGAATTGAATAATGGTAATTTGGTTATACTTGAATATATTATTACAAATGGAATAGATGCAAATGATATAGGTATAAACGACAGTACATCGAGCAGAACATTTTCATCAGCAATGCCAGCAGGATATTCAAGTGATGTTGCTGTTGATACTGCATCTAGTGGTGGCGCAATCAATGAAAGTATAAGCTCTATCAAATTTAATGCTCCGTTGTTTTATCAAGCTCAGAACAGGGCGGTAACAACTAGAGATTATGAATCATTAATTAAAGCAGAGTATTCTGATATTGATGCTGTGAATGTATGGGGTGGAGAAAAAAATACACCACCTGATTATGGTAAAGTTTTTATATCTATCAAACCAATATCAGGAACATACATTACACAAACAATCGAAGATAATATATTATCATTCTTATCTGATTCAAAAAATTTAGTTGCTATTATTCCAGAATTTGTAGACCCTGAATATGGTTACATAATAATTGAAACAAGTGTTGATTATAATACAGCGACATTGGGTGGAGTTTCAACAGATATAATTAGTGCTGTAGAAAATGCCATTATAAATTATGGGTCAACTACATTAAATGATTTTGGTAATAAGTTTAGATATTCTAATCTAACAGAAGATATAGATGAATCACATACAGCGATTGTTAGTTCATTAACAAATATTAAATTAAAGAAACTTATTACTCCTACATTAGGAACTGCTGATAATTATAGTATTGATTTTAGTAATGCATTATATACACCTGATGTTGGTACATTAACTATACTTGAAAGTAATTCGTTTACCTATTTAGACAATGAAGGTGTTAATTATACTTCATATCTTGATGATGATGGTGCTGGTAATGTGAGAATATATAGATTATTAAATGGTGTAAGAATATATATGTTCAATAGTGCAGGTACAATTAACTATACAACAGGTGTAGTTGCCCTTATTAATTTTAATCCGTTGTCTATTACTTCGGGAACAGATATTAAATTGACAGTAAAATTAGCATCGAATGATGTAGAATCCGAACAAAAGAATTTATTGTTTATTAATTCAGAAGATATAACAGTTACAGTAACAGGTGTCTAATGCCACATGAAAAAATATCACATTTAATTGAAACTCAGATTCCGAATTATATTCAGACTGATTTTCCTCAGTTCACTTCTTTCATAGAAGCATACTATAGATGGTCTGAATTGGAAGGAAATCCCTTTGATAGATTATCATCTATACTTGAAGCTCAAGATATAGATGGTTCTGTTGTTATTGATTCGTTCATAGAAGCAATGAAAAAAGATTATTTAATTGATATTCCTGAAACTGTATTATCAGATACATCATTATTATTAAAAAACATAAAAGATTTTTATGCAAGTAGAGGAACAGAAAAATCATTCAAGCTTTTATTCAGAATCTTATTTGATGTTGATGTAGACTTTTATTATCCTAAAGTTGATATACTAAAAAGTTCAGATGGACTATGGCATAGAGAATCTGAATTCTATATTAATGTTACGTCTGGTAATATTGACGATGTTGTTAATAGAAAAATTTCTGGTTCAGTTTCTGGTGCATCATGTATCGTTGAGGGTGTTGCAGTTGAAGATGCCGACAATACAACATACCAAATAAATACAGAGATTGATAATTTATCTGGATTATTTAGTGTTGGTGATATTGTTACTATTTCTGATAGACCATCAGATGTACCACTATTTTCTGCTACAGTTATAAACACATTAATTGATTTACCTATAACAACACAAGGCTCGGGGTATTCTATTGATGATGCTATATATATTTACCCAAGCGGAGGAACACAAGACAATGACCCTCATGCTATTGTTAGTAATACCACAAAAGGTTCTTTAACACATATAACAATCACTACAGCAGGAACAGGCTATCAAGTAAATGATAGTTTAGTGTTTAATCATAATAGTGGTTGGGGTGCTTATGCTTATGTTGATACTACAGGAGCAAGCGGTGCTATTACTGGTATCACTATTAAAGAGAATGGACAAAATTATACTACAACACCATCAGTAAGTAGTATTGATGGAACGTTTGGTAGTAGCTCGGGTTCGGGTGCAGTATTCAAAACAGATAGTACTACGATAGGTGGTATATCAGAAATACAAATACTTGACCCATTTATTAATTATAGTGGTTCTACAACATATGTAAATAATTTAGATACACTTAATAATGCAAGCGGTACAGATGCAACTATTGGTATGACATTTGGAATTAATATGGATGTTTTGGGATACTATGTAAATTCATATGGATTTTTAAGTTCAGATAAGTATCTTCAAGACAACTGGTATTACCAAGATTTTTCATACTTACTACGTAGCAGTATTGAGTTCAGTAGATTTGAACTTCTATTAAATAAATTATTACATCCTGCTGGCATGTTATTGATTAGTTCTATCTTAGATGTTGATGTTGTTGAATATGACCCCGGAGAAACTTCTGCTGTATCAGCGGCTAGTTCTAACCCAGTAAATTATATTATACGTACAACAAATAATATAAGTTTTGCTTTGGATGAAAATCTTAAATACAAAATTGTTGTTCATGGGCCAGAAGGATTTGATACAGGAAATAATGTCAAGTTTGAAAATACATATGGGTCTTTTAGTAATCAGATTCAGTATCATAAAGAACCGGGTGATTGGACTTCTCAAACAGATGACTTAATTATTAATGGCGATTTTTCAAACAGCTCTACTGGTTGGGATGAATTTAATGGTGCTACAATTGTTGATGAAGTATGTGAGTTAAAGTATGTAGGCGGATTTGATGCGTTGTTACAACAGCAAGATGTTGTTAGAGCTAACATGCCATTTTTACTTAGATATGATATTAATTCATTTGATGGCGGGACCCTAACAGGATTTTTAGGTACTGTATCAGCATTCAATATACATACTACTACTGGACCAAATGAAAATGGTACAGGTCAATATAATCTTATTCATATGTCTGGTGATGCCGGTGTTTTTCAAATGGCAGCAACTGATTGTACTTGTTCAATTGATAACATAATTCTTGTAACTAATGATTACGCTGTTATTAGCACTGAATTATCTACTGTTACTCCTAGTGATGTTCTGACAGAATTTTATCCAACAGGTAGTGATTATTCTAGTAATGTTGCATATAATAATGTAGAAGAAAGTTATGTAATATGGGAATCTCCTAATCATACATTTCATATTGCTACTGAATTTGGCGGCGCAGAATTATTTGATTGCACCAGGAGTATATCTATATTTGACCATGTTATAGACGATGCAACCTTTAATGGTGTTGGTGACGGTACAGGCTCGTTTGTGTTGAATGTAAAAATACAAGACTACGACCAGACACATGATGGAAATTCGGGTGTATATTATAAGTCTATTGATGGGGTAACTCCTGTCGGTAGATGGAAATTAGATGAAACTAATGGAACGAGCGTTGTCAATTTTGTTGATAGTGGTGACGGTACTTGGAACAGCGGCGAGTTAGTTACTAATGGCACATTTGATACTGCTGATTGGATAGCAGATGTTCCTAATGGTTGGACTAAAGAGTTTATGAATGATGACGGCACCATAGAAGAATCTGTTGCAGGCAATCAAGCTCATATAATCTCGTCTCAGGGTGGTCGACCAACACTAACTCAAGATATAAATCCAACCATCATTGGGAGAGAATATACATATTCAATAGATGTGACGCAGTTTTCGGGTAACTTACTTCTACAAACCGAACATGGTTTTATTACCTCACTACCTGATATGTCAGACAGAGGTACCTACATTGCTGACGGTGAAGAATTAAAAATAAGACACTACACAAATCAAAATGCGGAACATATATTTGATGATGTATCAATTAAACAAAACATATTCAATGACGGCAAAGGAATATTATTTAATGATGGTGATGCCACAGAAGATTATATTAATTGTGGTTCTGATAGCTCACTAGATAATATATGGCCAGGCGGCGGAACAGTTTGTGCTTGGATAAAAACCGATAACATATCTTCAACCTATCCTAGAATTTGGTTAAAGGGTAGCACGTTCCTTTATCTCGATGAATCCATTTCAAAAGTTGGTTTTATTGCCGGTCACTCAGATAAAGGTGGTGATTGGTATGTTGATGATATAGATACAACAAGTAATTATATACATGTAGCTGTTACGTATGATTCTGATTCAACAGATAATGTTCCTATCATATATATAAATGCCGTTGCTGAAAGTCTTAATCTCAATGGGGACCCTACTGGAGATTATAATTCTGACAGTGGGTCTAGTGTATATATAGGAAATAATACAAGTCTTACCAGAGGATTTAGTGGTGGAATATATGCCGTGCATATGTATGACAGCATTTTATCTCCCGATAACATCTCAGAAGTAATGTTGTCATCATGGAATTCTGCAATAGACCCTTCTATTGGATGGGACTACAGAGATTATTATAAATACTTTGGTGATACACAATTAAAGCATATTGCTAATACACTTGTGGGTGACCACGTAGATAAACTAAATAAAAAAATAAATATTTGTCCGGAAGCTAACATCTCCGTGTATAAATATGTGTAAGAGAACAATTAACATTTAGATAGGAACAGATTATGCCTGCTATTATTACAAATAAATTTAGAGTAAACGCCGCTAGCCAATTCAAAGAAGATTTTGGAGAATCAACGAATGATAATTCTCATTATCTATTCTTTGCCAAATCAAAGCCATGGGCAGATGTGGAAATTCAAATGCGAGATGCCACCTCTGGTCTATCACAAGACTTCGTGAATGATGAAGTTGTGTGGATGGATAACACTAGTGCTATTGGTAGTAAAGCAAAATCTAATATATCAGCAGACGGTGTTGGTGGTGCCTATGGTAATGTTAGATATTGGGATAAGATTAATAAATTGCTCTATCTTACAAATGTCGTAGGTTCATTCAATGTTGATGGTAGTAGTCAGGTTGTATATAATCAATCAAATGATTTACCACCACACGATGACAATCTAAGTAATGCTTCTGCTGGTTGGTATATAGATACAACTGGTGAAACATTATATGACGATAACACTTCTGCTCCGGCTCCTATAGATACAGCATCTAATGATTATCGAATTTGGAATAACATGTTAGGTATTAAATCAATAGCTTCTACCGATGTTAGTCATATAATTCCTAGAATTGGTTGGGAAACAGGTAAAAAATATAATCAGTATTCTGATGGTATTGACTTAGATGATTATCCAACAGACTCTAGTGAAGATAGTGTAAATTCAATTTATATGATGAACAGCGATTATTCTGTTTATAAATGTATTGATAATAATGATGGTAGTGCTTCTACTGTTGAACCAACATCTGTTGATACACCTATGATAAAGGGTGCAGATAATTATGTATGGAAGTTTATGTATACTATTAGTCCAGCAGACGTATCGAAGTTTGATACCGATGATTGGATTCCTATTAGAAATACAACCGCTGACCCGGGTTCAGGACAACCATACGAAACACAATGGAATACATATAACGATGCAACAAATGGTGAATTATATATTAGAGTTAATAATGGTGGTGCTGGTTACGATGAAGATTGGACTTGCTCTACTGATTTACATATTATTGGCCGAGCATTTACTACAGAAGCAAATAATCCAGGTACAGATAGTAGTATTGGTATTAGTGATGAATCTATAGTGTATGTAACACTTGACCCTATTGGTGCTGGTTATGAATATGCTCAAGCTACTTTAGATGCAACAACAGAGGGTGGTAATGCACCTTTACGTGCCGCTGTTATCGAAGCTTTAGTTGGCCCAGAAGGCGGACACGGTAGAAATGCTATCGAAGAATTGGGTGCGAAATATATTATGGTTGCAACCAAATTAAGTGGTTCAGAAGGAGATATATTATCAGTTGAAAATGATTATCGACAAGTTGGTATTATTCATAATCCAACCGCTTCTGGTACAGTAGTAAATGGTAGTGTATATGATTTAAGTCTTAATGTGGCATTTACTGTTGCTTCCGGCTCATTAATATTTGTAGAAGATGATGAGTTGTATGTTGGTAGTTCATATGTTGATTCAACAACCCAAGCAAGTGTTCTTGAGTTTACTGAATCGGCAAGTGCCGCTAGTTGTAGACTAACTAACATTAGAGGTAATGAAGAATTAGATAGTACGCGAGGATTCCGTACAGGCGAAACAATTAAATCTAATGATAATGCCGCGTCATATGATATTGCTAGTATGACAGAACCAACAATTGATTTTGGTAGTGGTAATATTCTTTATGTAGAACAAAGACGACCAATTAGTAGAAATGCTTCTCAGGTTGAAGATATAAAATTAATATTAGAATTTTAATAGGAACTAAGCATAATGGCTTACAATACAAATACATCACCTTACTACGATGATTTTGATTCAACAAAACAATTTTTGAGAGCGTTGTTCAATCCCGGTAAAGCAGTACAGGCTAGAGAGTTGACACAAATTCAAACTATGTTGCAGAATCAAATGGGTGATTTTGGTACACATGTATTCAAAGATGGTAGTAAAGTTATAGGTGGGCAAAC